ATCATGGGCATAATATTATTTCCTAACATTTGACTTGCACCGGTGTTATCTAAGAAATTACCAACAGCAGCTTTACCATCTTGTTGTTGTGGTGATGTAGAGGTCTTGACCATGTTATCACGAATTTGATCAACATTATCGGTCTTTAAATTATCTGGTATTTCTGGTTCACTTGGCTTTAAATCTAAATCTGGTGTGCCAACATCATCACCAACGCTTATTTCTTTACCAAATAAACCAGCAAAGAAACTTTTAATCTTACCAAATATTTCTTTGATTGAGCTAGCTACAGGGTCATAAAACTTTGATAGATTATCATAAATATTTCTGATTGTATCTTCACCAAAGAAACCAAATGTAAGAAACTCTAATACACCACCAAGACCAGCAAAGATAGCATCGGATATTTTTCCTGTTTCTCTATATCTTTCAAAACCATCTTTAATACCACTAAACAAAGAACCGATGATAGCAATTGGTAAAAATATCTTTTTAAAAACTTTGAGTATATTTTTAAAATTAAAAACTTCTTTAAATGCTTTTGAGATACCTGCACCAAACGTACCAACTAAACCTAAAAGTCCACCTTGCTTAGCTTCTGGAGGTTGATTAGTTTCAGGTTTACCACCAAGTAAAACAGCTTTTTGGCCTTCAGACTCCTTTTGTGCTTCTTCTAAATCCTCTTGTTTAAAAAAGTCAGCTGATGTTGGTTTATTTAATTCAACCAACTGTTTCATATTTTGTGCTATGACATTTACATCTTTTGCCATTTCAGGTATAACAGATGAATTTTCTGCAATAGACTTTAATATACTGCCAGCATCACCTAATTGTTCTGGCCCTTTTTCTTTTCTAGGTTTATATAAACCCATTTTTTGACCAGCTTTTGCGAAAAGACTATCACCAGAGAAAAGGCTTTTACTCATCGCACCTAGAACTTTATTTCTAGCTGCTACGCCAGCTCGTTCTCCTATTCCGCTTAATCCACCTGATAGATTTGGTAATATTGCCATTTATCTCTTTGCTCTTTGCATTTGTTGTTGCAGTTCAAGCCTTTCTTTTTCTTTTTTCAAGTAGTCTACTAAAAGAGCGATATAGATATTTCTTTCCCACGGTATCATATCCTCCAGTTCTGACAAACTATACTTGTGATGTTGCATTAAAGCAAAGTTTGTCTCATAGTAGTTTTTCAATGTATCATAACGAAAGATTAGACGAAAAAATTTTGCATACCCTTTACAGTAATTGTTTCTTCATGTTCACATTTAGAACATTTGAACTCTAAATCTTTTTTCACTTCAGGCATAGTATTAAAGAAATCTTTAAACTTTTCTAAATCTTTTTGTTGTAATGAATCTATAAAATCTTCCAACTCTTTTTTAGGGGTATCTTTTGCATAATACATCTGTTCATCATCATAAATGTAATCAATACAATCAATTAAAACTTTTAACATAGCTTCATTTTGATTCAACTTATCATACTTCTCAAACATTTCAAAAGTAGGATATTTTAACCTAACTCCTATTTTTTCATTGATTTGTATTTTATCAGTATGATTTTCATGTATCGTTGGTTTAATATCCAAAATGTTTACATCAAAGTCAACAACATGATTACATTTTTTATCATTGCCTTCTTCATCTTTGATATTGTTATTACATTTATATTTTAAATTTACAATTTCTTCTACTGATCTAGCTCTGAGATTCATAAACAAATATTCTAAATCAAAAGATGGTAGACTATTAACATCTACATCATCTAGTAAACAATTTTTTAGAACATTTCTTATTGTTGTTATTAATTCTTTTGTATCATCAGATTCAGCTGACATCAAAAATAACTTTTGTTCTTTGACCAAAAAAGGTCTGTATCGAACTGGTTTGCCAGTCGATATGAGATTCAATTCATATGTTGGCGTATCTAACTTTGGTAACATCATAATTTTTCACCTTAAAAAATATTTCTAACTAAATTTGCAGCCTTACTTCCAAGTAAAGAAGATGCAGCTTGGCCTATATCATAACCACCTTCATAAATTGTTGTATATTTTTGATATGCAAAAGAAACAGCTAACCTATGAAAACCATCATCAGACCAACTTAACGGCTGAGGTGCAACACCAACCGGAAAAGCATCTTCTAAATTTACAACATAAATTTTTTTAATAAAATCATCATATTGTATAATTTTTATTTGAGTATAATATCTTGACCTTTCACCTTTTGGAAATCTCATATTATTTGTATCGGGTGGCATGATGGCTTCAGTCCATCTTTCAAACAATTTTCTTTCATAAAACTGGTTTGTGCAGATAAATGATAAATTTATATCATTATAAGATCTTTGATATGGTACTTTATAAATTGGCCCATAAATCTTTGCATCTGCTGTAAAGAATGTTTTACCTGGTAATTCAGCAGTTTCACATTGTAGTGCTAGGTACCTTGAAAGAGATGAATTGGAGGTTCTTGAATAGTCATTACTATCACCACCATCTCTACCTAAAGCATTGTTTATAACATCAGATATATCACCAAACACAGAGTTCGGAAAGTTCAGTATTTTCTCTATTATAGAATTACCAACGAACTGGTTGATGTATGGTGGTATTGGAAGTATAACCTCAAATCTGGCTGGTCTTGCAGGACCATCCTTTGCGGTCATATTCGATAAAAACAAATTAGGTGAAAAAGACATTAGTTCTCCTTGTTAATCAGGTATTTATGCCAATCCTAAATGTTTTTCTGTTACGAGTTTGAACTCCCAGCCTCTTTCTTGACAAAATATATCAGCTGCACGCCACTTTTCTTGATTTACTGCATATGTGGCAGCCTCTTGTAGAAACTTCTTTGTCCTTCTTTTCTGTTTTGGTGGTTTTGTTTGATGATCTGGTTTAACTTCTAATATAAATGTCTTGTCTTTTGTTTTAACAATAAAGTCTGGAAAGTAACGATGAGTTCTTTGGTCAACTGGTGAACGATACCATATTGGCAACTCTTCAGATGCCCACCACTCAACGGATTGATTCTCATCAAGATACTTCATCACACGAAGCTCCCACGATGATCGATATATGATATTAGTTGGGTCTCCGTTGTATTTTTTTGGGTTTTGTGGTGTAAATCGTCCTTTATATGTCATAAATAATATGTATTCAACATAAAGGACTATTATGGCACTATTTTCACTTGGAGATATAAAATTCAAAAAAGGGTTCACAAAATCAGGACCTCTTGCCCCACTTACTGGTTCACAGTATGAAAATACAAATTTCAGATTTCCAATTGATATAGGAAACGCTGATAAAGGTCATTACATGACTTTTTATATTAGAGAACAGGAAAAGACTTCTTTTGGTGGTGATGCAGCTGCAATGAACTTAGAATCTGAAGCTGGAGGATTAAGTAAATTGAGTGGAGCTGCAAATCAAGTTAAAGCTATGTCAGCTGTTTCATCTGTTACAGATAAAATATCGTCAGTTGCAAATAAAGTAACTGGAAGTTTAGGTGTGGATTCTAATTTTTCTTCTGGTATAGGTTCTAAAATTACATCAGGTATCGGTAAAGTGGGTGATGCTTTAGGTGGTTTAGGTGATAGAATTAGTGAAGTTGGTGGTAATGTGCAAGCAGGCTTGAATAATGTATTTGGTAGTAAAAAACTACCACTTGGTGGTAGTTCAGCTGCACAGAGAAGTGTCATATCAACCAATGTAAAAACAATAGAGGGTGGTAGTTTAGAATTTCTCAAAACGACAAAAAGAACCACATCAGCAATTACTCTTTACATGCCAGATACTCTTTTATATAATTTTAGTCAAGATTATCAACAAGCCGCAATCGGTAATGAATTGGGCGGTCAAGCTTTAGCCGCAAGTGGGGCAGGAAAATCTGCTGTTGATGCCTTTAAAGCTGGGGGAGGTGGCGTGCAAGGTGCTCAAGATGCTTTAGCAGCTTTAGGCCCCACAGCAGTTGAGGCTGGAAAACAAGTTGTTGGTAAAGCCGCAGGAGCTGCACTAGGTTCACAACAAACAGCTGATGTGCTTTTAGCTGCAACCGGTCGTGTAATAAATCCAATGTTAGAAATGATTTATCGTTCTCCGAAATTCAGATCATTTCAATTCGATTTTAATTTTTATCCAAGAGATGAAAGAGAAGCTCTTGAAGTTCAGAAGATACTTAAAATGTTTATGTTTCATCAGGCACCAGAATTACTTAAAAATGCACCTGGTTTTTTAGTGCCTCCATCACAGTTTGACATAGAATTTTATTATGCTGGTAAACAAAACCCAAATATACCAGCAATCGCACCAGCGTGTATATTACAAACAGTAGATATTAACTACGCACCACAAGGTGCAAGTTTTTATGAAGTCCCAGGTGAAACGAGTCCAACATTGGGTGGCACCGGTATGCCATTTGCTGTAAATCTTGTTTTGCAATTTCAAGAGACAACTTATCTCACTAAGAGAGATTTATCACAGGATGAGATCAAACAAAAAACTCAAAATGATGGCTCAGTTGTTACTGAGACACCTCAAGGTAAAACAACATATTTCGGGTAAACTATGGCAAAATATTTTAGATACTTTCCAAAAACTTTTTATTCAACATCAGATGATTCTGATGGTTTAGATAGTGTTACTAATATCATATCAAGATTTTCAATTGCAGAGGGTTTGATAGACAATACAAATCTATTTTACCCTTATGATATACAAGATACAGATACACCTGAAATTATTGCACATAAAATATATGGTGGAGTTGAAAAACATTGGATTGTTTTAGCAATGAATCAAATTATTGATCCACAATGGGATTGGCCACTCAAACATGATACACTTATAGAATATGTTAATCAAAAATACACAGCTAATGCGAATACAGGCCAAACGGGTATTGCTTGGGCTCAAGATGAAAATAATATAAAAAATTATTACAAAGTGGTAACAAGAACCATAACCGATAATTCATCAAACAGACAAACAAGAGGTAGAACACGAGATATTCAAAAATTTAAAATAGATGCAAACACATATGCAAATGTAGCTGCAGAAACTACTTTTGATGATGTTTTAAATAATGGCACGAGTATTACTGAAACTGTGTCAAAAGAAACCGAAAGCTACTATACATACGAGTTCAATGAAAATGAATCAAAAAGGTCAATTAAAATATTAAAACCAGAACTTGTATCGGAGTTAGACAAAGAGTTCAAGAGGGTGTTTACTAGGTGAGTTTAAAAGATTCTCAACAATATCACATAAATGAGCTTGTGATTGTATCAAAAGCTGGCAAAACAGACATTTCAACAATGTTTAAAGAAATCAATCTTTACGATTCTATGTTTATGCCTGTAATGAGTGGTGACCTTGTAATTTCAGATGCGCTTGGTTTATCTTCTAAACTTTTATTTGATGGTTCTGAATCAATACTCATTGATTTTGCTAAAACACCAGATTCAGATGTAGCTAGTTTTAAGAAAGCATTTAGAATATACAAACAGTCTAATAGAACAGTAGAGAATGAAAGGTCTGAATCCTATGTTTTAAATTTTGTTTCTGATGAATTATTATTTTCAGATCAACAAAGAGTAAATCAAGCTTATAAAATGACATACATGAAAATGGTCGAAAGGATCATGTTAGACTATTTGAAAATACCTGCAAATAATTTAAATGGTTTGTATGAAGAATCAGCTGGCATAAGAGATGTTATCATACCAAATTTAAGACCTATAGAAGCAATACAATGGGTCGCTAGAAAAGCTGTGAATATGGATAATTCACCAAGTTATGTTTTTTATCAAAACTTAATAGGTTATAATTTTATCACATTATCAAAACTTTTATCAGAACCTGAAATTTTAGATATAAAGTTTCAAACAAAGAATCAAAACACTAAAGGAAAAGCTCTAGCTGATTTATCATCTGCTAGATCGTTTGAAGTGATTTCACAAACAGATACAATTAAAAGAACTAGATCTGGTGTAAATGCTGGTACATTTATAGGTTTTGATCCTATAACCCGCATGATATCCAAAAGACCTTTAAGTTACTTAGATCACTATGAAAATATGAAACATAGTAATAGAACACCAAACTTTGCATCACAGTTTAACAAAGATGGTCTTTTAAATACAGAAATGTATGATTCAAGAATTGTACTAGATACATTTAGCACACCCAGACAATTAAGTGAATATGTGAAATCACATGACCCAGAATCATTATCATACGGTTCAAGAACAGAAGATTATACTTTTCAGAGAAAAGCTATATTTGAAAACTTAAATTCTAAAAAATTAAAAGTTGTAATGCCAGGCAATTTTCAACTCACAACAGGATTTAATGTGAATGTACAAGCACCATATTTTGGTGAGAAGGAACCTGGTGAAGATAATATAGACCCAAATGTAAGTGGTAAATATGTAATAATTGGGTCGAGACAATTAATAAAACAGAAAACGCATGAAACAATAATAGAAGTAGCTTCAACTTCAAGTGATAATGAATTTATAACAGAAAGTTTACCAGCACAACAAAGTGCAATAGACACATATTAATATGAAAGATAATTTTTTAGGTAAAGAAGGTTTTATTTGGTGGACCGGTATTGTTGAAGATAGACAAGATCCACTTAGATTAGGCCGATGTAGAGTGAGGTGTGTTGGTTGGCATCCAGATGATAAAATTCGTGTGCCAACTTCTAGTCTGCCATGGGCTCAGTTGATGTTACCAGTAAATAATCCTAATCCATACCCACCAAAAGAAGGTGATATGGTATTTGGTTTCTTTCTTGATGGTGAATCAGCACAAGACCCAGTTATACTTGGTGTGTTTCCAAATATACCACTTAAAGTGCCAAACCCTCAAGAAGCATTTACTGACCCACGAACACAAGAAGAAATAGATTTAGCACCAGTTAAACCAAATGAAACATCTAATAATTACCCTAGGCTTATAGATGAACCTACGACATCTCGATTAGCAAGAAACGAGGTTGCTAATACAAGTTCGGTGGTATCACTTAAAACTGGTCGTATAACTGCAAATGATACTTCATCAGTTGAAAGGACGCCATATTATAATGCACAATACCCATACAATAATGTATAT